CTATGCCTGCTAACTTAGAAACACCAAACGAAGCTGTACCACCAAATAGTCCAGATATTAAAGCGTTTCGAGTTGAGGCACCAGATAGCTTGGCTATTGCAAAACTTCCAAGTCCAGCTAAAATTGCAGGTAGCATTTACAGCACTCCTATATATATATTACATTAAGTTTACCTTGATTTATCTGGTGTATCAACACTCGAGGGCTTCATTTCGTCCCATAAACGCCCAGTATATTGGAATTCACCTACATGCGTAATGTAATCCATAATATAACAATAACATTTGCCACCGGTGTTACGCCAAAGTCTGCAAAAAGCAAAGTCTTCACCAAGAAAACGTTTGTTCTCTTGATCGTAATAAGTGTCAAAGAAGTTATACAGATACGGTTTTTTCTGTAGTTTGCCATCAATTAAACTCTCTTGATGTATTTCCATATCTGGGTACGCTTCAATTAAAATATCAAACACTTCTCGTTTGATGAGCATACACCCAGTAGGTGCATGAGTGACTTCAATAACCCCATCTCCTTCTATCTCAATAGCTTCACTATCTTCTAGTCGTAAGGGGTAAGTATTGCAATTGACATGTGCTTCGTGAGCCGTGGTCACTTCACCGTGTAGTATCTTTTGAATAAGTCGGTCGAACTTAATATCTTTTAAAGGGTAGGGTACAGAAATGACGTCCTTGTCAGCCTCAAGCATACTCCATATGCTGTCCGAGGAAAACGCTATATCTGAATCAATAAAAAGCATATGTGACATTTCGCTTTTTAAAAAAGAGGCAGTACATAAGTTTCTGCCCTGTGTTACCAGTGATGATTTTATCATTTCAAACATGACTTTGATACCTTTTTCCATACAAGCTTTTTGAAACTCTAATAAACTTTGCGTGTAATGAATTGACACATCTGAGTGTACGGGTGTAGCCACATAGATACCCAGTTCTCTTTCTTCGTTAAGCCACAATGGTTTACTTGGATCTGGCATGTAAGGCTCCTTCTAAAAATTTAGTCCACTCCATAGCTTTTTTATCCCAATTATAAAAACGTTTGATGTAGTCTTGTTGTACCAAAAGATGCTCATGTAAGTAATCCTTATGTAGATGTTCCATGCCACCTTTAATCGCATAAGCAAAGTTTTCTGCTAGTTTCTTATAGTTATCGGTGTAGTTTACATAGATGGGAAACTCAGCACAGGTCTCATATAAAGCACCATAGTTGG